GTAGGTGGTGCCGCCGAAGAACTGGGCGATGCCGTGCCGGACGTCCCTGCGGCCCATCTCAGCCGCCGAGGTAGGTGTACGGCGCCTGTCCGGTCAGCCCGGCCTGCTGAAGGATCGTCCACGCCTGGTCGCCCAGGAACGGCGTCCCGTACGTAGCGGCGCCGACCGGGTTCCCCGTCCGCGACACCGACACCGACCCGGCGCCTCCGCCGCCGGACACCACGCCGGACTGGACGTCATGCCTGATGCCGTTGACGTCTCCGCATTCGAGCCGCCACGCCACCTGCTCCAGCGTCGCCTCTTGCAGCGCCGTGAGGACGGCGGAGTCGGCGGTGTTGTAGTTGGAGCACATCAGCACCCGGTCGACGTCGCGGGACGCGCGGTCGAGCAGCACGGAAGCGTTCGGCGGGGCGCTCGACCCCAGCCGGTCCGCCAGCTGCTCGACCGTCGCGTACGCCATCTCGGCTCCCGATCAGGTCGCCGCGACGACCGGCACGAGCGACAGCGCCGTCGGCGACGCGATCGTTGCGGGAGCGGTCGCGGTCAGGGAGCTGCCGGACGTCTGCGCCAGCACCCGCTCGCCGGTCACCAGGCCCGGGAAGAACCGGGCACCGACCAGCGTCGGCGGGGTGGTCGCGGTGACGTTGATTCCGGCCCAGTAGAAGCCGGACTTGGTGATCACGACCGGGCTGGCTAGCGCCAGCGTCTTGGTGGTGTTGGCGGCCCACGCGGTCGACGTCTGGTCGGCCGTCTGCTGGAGCAGCGCCGGGGTCGCCGAGGTGTCGTACAAGCTGAACCACCAGTTGGTGGGGGTGCCTGCGCCGGTGGCCCCGGACCGGAAGGTCAGGTTGGTGACGGTCTCGCCGGCGGACAGGAAGATCGGCGTCGAGGTCATGACACCGGTCGACAGGACGCCGACGTCGGAGGCGTCCAGGGGGACGCGCGGGATGTTGTAGCGGACGTACCCGGGGCTGGCCACGTTGGTCGGCGACAGGTGCGCGAGGGCATCGCGGAAGATGCCGGTGAATGCGCCGAGCTGGGTCACTGCTCAGCTCCTTCCTTGGGGTCGGCCTTGGCCGCGGGCTTGCGTGTGGTCTTGGCGGGCGGCTCGTCTCCGGCGGGCTCGACCGGCTCGACGGAGTACCCGGCGGTCCGGCAGTAGGCCAGCTCCATCGGGTTGGCCTCGTCGTCGACGATCGCGACACCGTCGGCGAACTGGACTTCGCCGGTCTTGCCGCTGTAGTCCGCGGTGGGCGCGGTGACCTTGAACTTCGCCATGTCGCGTCTCCTACTGGACCGTGATGGAGCGCAGGACGCCGGCGGCCTTGGTGTTCTTCAGGACGCAGGCGAGCGGCCCCATCTCGACCTCGCCGGATTTGACCGCGCCGGCCTGCTCGTAGTTCGGCGGCCAGGTCTGGATCATCGGGCTGCCGGCGACGGCGACGGCGTGGAAGGCATCCAGACCGAAGCTGACGGCGTACAGGTCGGTGGCGCTGGAGGTGATCGGGATGATCGGGGACGCGCCGTCCTGCCGGTCGCCGATGTCGACCAGGACCCAGTCGCCGTACATGTTGATCTGGCGGCCGAGGTCGTCCTTCTGGCTGGTGAACATGGCCGCCCACCGGGCCAGCGCCTTCACGCGGGCGATCATCCGGGTGTTGCCCATGATGACCTTCAGGCCGGGCGGGAGAGCGCCGGGGACACCCTGGTCGCCGGACCCGGTGTGGCTGGGCACGATGAGGGACAGGAAGTCGTCCAGCTCGTCCAGGCGCACGTTCGCGAGCGCCTGCGTGTTGACCGTGCTCGCGTTCCAGTTGCCCGAGCCGCAGTAGTAGCCGGCCGTCTTCTCGGTGGTGGTGCCGGTCAGCGCCTTGGACAGGCCGTCGAAGCCGAGCGCGTTGACGGCGGTGTCGCCCAGGATCAGCTCCTGCTCGAACTTGATCCGCGTCGAGGTGAGGACCTGCTGGAGCTGGAACGCTTCCTCGTTGGTGCGGGCGTCGCCGAGGTTGGCCAGCGCACGGTCGATGGTGAACGACCCGCCGAGCGGCTTGAGGTTCACCGAGAACTGCGACCGGACCGCCTGGCCCGGCGTGTACTCGGTGTTGAAGGCGCGGAAGTCGGCGTTCGCGGCCGAGATCAGCCGGGTGTAGCCGTAGGTGAGGGTCGCGCCGCCGGTTCCGGGCGTGACGCAGTCGTCGAACGGGATGTGGTCCAGCAGCCAGCTGTAGCGGCGCAGGTTGTCGATGACGGCGAAGTCCAGATCCGTGAGCGTGTTCAGCGCCGCCTGAGCGAGAGTGACGGGCACGAGGTTCTCCTACTAGGGGCCGTCTACTGACGGCGCTTGAGTGCTTCCACGAGCGAGCGGGGCCGCTCCCGGGGCGGCGGCGGGGTGCCGCCGGTCATGTCGGCGCCGGCGCGGGCCGGGCCTGCCGGCGCGGCCTTGAACGCCGGGTTGGTTTCGGCGAGCTTCTTGACCGACGCCTCCACCTGGGCGGCGAAGTCCGCGTCGCGCGGGCTGGCGCCTTGCAGGTCTCCGAGCGACTCCCAGAAGCTGACCGAGTCGAGCACCGCGTCCGGGTTGACGCCGTACTTGCCGGCGTTGCGCAGGATCAGGTTCTCGACGCCTACCGACCAGTTCTCGGTCTGGTATTCGGTGAGCTGCGAGGTGAGCTGCTCGGGGTCGGGCGCGTCGTCGCCGGTCGTCAGGCCGAGGGCTTTGCCGATCTTGGCGGCCAGCTCCTGGCGGGCCTCGTCGGCGGCGGTCTGCTTGGCGCCGGTCCTGCTCTTGGCCGCCTCGGCACGCGCATCAGTGATGATCTTCTGCGCCCAGTCGGGGAGCTGGCTGACGTCCTGCGTCGGCTGCTGGCCGGGCTGCGCTTGAGGCTGTGCGGGCGGTGTGGCCGGGGGCGCTCCGGGCGCCGGGGGCTGTCCGCTCGGTGCGGGCTGTGCTGGCGGCTGGCCTTCGCCTTCACCGGACCCGCCGGCGATGAGGTGGATGGGCTGGCCGTTCTTGCGGTAGCCGAGCAGTGCGCCAGGCACCGACGACAGAATGTGAGGATAGCTCACGTTGTGCTCCTAGCGCGACGCCTGGCCGCGACTCGACGAACCTGCGATGGATGCCGTACGGGACGCTGCCCTCGCACGGACGTGATGGGTGGAGCGGGGCGACCCGCCCAGCTTGCGCAGCGACGCGGCGTCGACCATGCCGGTCGGCTTCATGCCGTTCTTGCGCTGCCACGCCTTGATGGCCGCGGTGGTCTTGGGGCCCAGGTCGCCGTCGACCTTCAGCGGCTTGCCGTCGGCGTCCTTGATGCCGAGCTTGTTCAGCGCCTGCTGGAGCCGCTTGACGCGGGCGTCGCCGCCCTTCTTGCCGTACCCGGTGCCGGTCCGACCGTCGAAGCCGAGCGAGCCCTTCGGGACGGGGTGACGGGCGCTGGTGTGGCGGGCGCCGGCGCGAAGCTTGGAACTGGCCGGCCTGCTGGAGCTGCTGGACGAGCCACCCGCGAACTCGCCGCCGCCCGGCCCCTTGGCGTTCCGGGCATGCTTGCTCGGGTCCCAGACCGCCATCAGGCCGCCCTCCGTGGTGTCGTCCCGTGCTCGGCGCGGTGCCGCCGCAGCTCCTTGGTCCACTGCCGGACCTTGCGTGAGGCCTTCGCGCGGGCGATGTCGTCGAGCGCGGCGGCCTCGCGGGCCTGCCACTGCCGGATGGTCCGCTCGATCTGCCGTTCGCGCTGCGCCTGCTCGTACAGGACCGCGCGGCTGCGCTGGATCATGAACGGGATGGCCTGCCGCCGGTAGCCGGGGAACCACTCGACGGCCTCGTGTTGGCAGTTCGGGTGCCAGAGGCCCGCGGCGCGCGCTGTGGCCACCGAGGCGTGTTCGGGGTCGCCGCCCGAGACGGACAGCACCCGGCCCATCCATGGGGCGCACAGCGGGCACGTCGTCGGCGTCTCCGGCACGATCACCAGGTCGCGGCCCTCGTCGCGGATCGCGGCGAACCAGCCGTCCATGACCGTGGTCGCGGCGACGTGGCTGACGGCCTGCTTGACGTAGCCGGGCGCGGTCCACGACTGGCGGCCGGTGCGGAACGCGGTCAGCCCGTCGGCGGCCCGGTTCAGCTCCCGCTGCACGACGGCGCGGCGGGCGTCGCCGGTCTGTCCGGAGCCTCGGGCGATGAGGGTGCCCCACAGCGTCCGCCACGCCTGCCGCCACGCCTGCCAGACGCGGCGTAGCAGGTCCATGAGACGGCCGGTCAGGCCCCGTACCGGGGTCGCGTCGAAGCCTGACCGGCCGTAGCCGCGCCGGTAGGCCTTCAGGACCGCCGCGCCGACCTCCCTTTCGGCGTCGCGGGCCAGGCCGGCCAGCACGGTGTCGGTACGGCGCTGCACTGCCGCCGCGTTGCCCCACTGCCGCTGCGTCCAGTCGTCCCGGTTGATGCCGGTGCTGATCGTCCCGGCCATGAACCGCAGCACGGTCTCACCGGCGGTGTGGTGCAGCTCGGTGACGACGGTGGCGAGGCCGTCGGCCCAGCCGGGACCCATCGAGTCGGCGACGGTCACTTGCCGTCCTTCATCCGCCGGGTGATCTCGGCGAGCTTGGCCGCATCCCAGATCGGGCCCTCGATGACCACATG